TCTTGTATGAAATATATTTTGAGCTGTAACCAACACTAAAGTGTCAATCTGATCTATAATAGCCCCCCAATGAATCAGTACTCCACCCTAAAATCATTGGGATCGATGTCGTCAAAGCCTTGCTCCTCGATAAACTTTGCTTCATCAAATCCGATCGCTTCCAGCGCTTCATCCACCGTTAAAGAGCGGTTTGTCAAAACTTCACCAACCAAAATATCTTCATAAAAAACTTTCAATATCAATCCCTCCAATTTTTATTTTAACCGGCCGTTTAACCAGCCGGAGATTGATTAAAAGATTTTTTCGAGGACTTTAGCATTTACAATTACGATCTCGTTATCGTCTAGTCCGTCATCCTGATTGGCGATTTGATTGCCACCAATTATGTAGCAGTGTTCTCTGTTAAATCCGCCTTCAAAGTCTTTATAAGTTTCAAGGTTCCATGCGCTTGTTCCGTCCAATTCAAACATTTCGTCATATTCCGGAGTTCCATATTCCGGAAACTCTCTTTCATCTTCTCGATCAATGTTATGTTTGCTACATTCACAAATCTCGCCGATTTCTCTTTCTTTATCTTCAAAACGGATACCGATGTAATAAAACTCGCCTTCGAATTTTTCTAATGCTTTTTTACATTGCTTTTCGATGTTCATTTTCTTTTTCCTCCTTAGGATTTTTATTTATCTTCCTTACATTTTCATTATATAACCTTTTAAGGTTAGTGTCAACCCTTTAAGGTTAATTTTTAAAAGTTTTTTATGGGTTTTTTCCGAACCATTTTTCCATTGCTTCAATGGATATGATCCATTCTTTACGTTGATTTCCGGGTTTCTGAAAATATTTTATTAATCCAGCATCGATCATTTCATTGATCTGATTTTCATAGAGTGACGGTTTCAACCGGCTCTTCACAGTTTCCTGGCTTATCCCCCACCTGTGAGCTGCTTCGGCAGGTGTCATATATTTATCAATCTCCTTGTTAATCTTCATTGTTGTTTTTCTCCTCCAATGCCTTGATATACGGTTCATGATATTCTTTTTCTGCATGTTTTCTTGCTTTTATGGCATCTTCCAATTTGTCATAAGTGCCAACATATTTCCTTTTACCTTTAACGGTGATAGACACTTCAAATTTTTCTTTTCCTCTGCGGACTCGCCTATGTACACCTTTATATCCGGTACCACTATCTCTGCGGACTTTTTTAGTCAGCAAAGGCACTTGCACACCATCAATCGTTTTATTTGTCATGAGATCCTCACGAGCATGTTTAATTTGATCATTTTTTATGCATTTGCCGCAAGACATCGCCTCACCGCGGCGTAATGTTGTTGCATTTGTTTCTATTGTGTTCCCGCACTCACACTGACAAAGCCAAAGCGCACTTCCATTTTTGTTAGTACCACTTCTTTTGATAACAGTTAATTTACCAATCTTTTTCCCGGTTAAGTCCAGTGCATTAGGAGGTGTCTTTTTACGGCGACACCCGCAGGATTTCTTTTTACCATGGAGCAATTGACTTGTTGTTGCATATGTTTGATTGCCGCATGAGCATTTGCAAACCCAAGCAACTTCTTTGTAGAGTTTTTCGGTATGCTTGGCAATGACCGTCAAATCGTAAAATGTCTTCCCGATCAAATCGACGTCATTCTTTTTCAAATGGGACAGCCTCCTATCATTAAGCAGCAAATCTAACCATAACTTCTTCTTTGTCAACAACGCGGCATTCGCCGTTTTCTATTTTAATAAACGTACGTCTTTTGCCGTTATATACTTCGTAATACCCTTCCGATAAGAAAAAGATTTTATCGCCGTATTTGTCGAAGTCGTCCGGAGTTAAGAACTTACGAGCAAGAATATATTTAGGATCGCGTCCTATAATAGCGGCAATCCAAGTTTTCGTACGGCGAGTATTTCCGGCTAATTCATATTCAAATTTAGCTGCTTTTTCCTTGTATTCTTTCCAAGCTATACGGAGTGCTTCTGCAAAATAATCTTTTACCTTACCTCCGAATTTTTTAACCCCTTCACGAGCAATGACCCAAGCGCGTTTCATTACGTTCATTTCTTCCGATCCCCTTTCGTTATCTTATGTTTTTATTATAACCTTATAAGGTTATAATATCAATATCATTTTTGAAATTTTTCTGTTATTTTTTTCATCTTTTGGAATGACTTATCTTACCAATAAAAGCTTACTGCCACTGGAAAAAGCAATATCGCACATTTAAGCGTTGCAACATCCTTTCCATCGGACCAGTCCGACATTGTAAGCACACTCTAAATAGAGTGTGCTTTTTAATTTCTACTATTCGTACTGGTGACCCGGTATGAGTAAAAGACATCAATTGAAGGTGATTTCAAGTATTTTCACTCGATCTTTACGTGTTTTAGCTTCTACTTTTTCGATCACAATTTTATCGATGATAATAGATATTAATTGCTTTTTTTCTAAAACACTCATTGCATTCCACCTTTCAATGGCTGTAGATACAACCTCATTCAACAAGTTATCATTGTTATTTTTTACAACATGTTTTGACAGTGTGGATAATTCTTGTTTTATTTCATCTTCCTTCTTATTTTCTTCAGCCATTCTCTCTTTAAATTCATAATCATTGATCATTTCATTTACCCATGCATATTGCCATTTTTTCTTTCTAGCTTCAATTTTATTTAGCTCATTATTTAAACGCTTAATCCTTTTTTTATTCTCTTTTTCATCTCCTGAATCATCCGATTTAATATCAACGTTAAAATCGACTTTTTTCAAATACTCAAGAAACTGATATTCAACGATTTTTTCACTTATAAGTGGCATATCACATAGTTTTTCGAGGCTATTAATGCAACGATATGATTTATACCTTCTTTTATTATGATCCACCTTCATATGACCTTTAAAAGCTCCTCCACAACGGACACATCTTAACACACCACTGAAAATATAATCGCTTGTTGCTTGTCTTCCATGAAATCTTCTTCTTGCTATTCTGATTTTTTGTGCTTTCTCATATAAATCATTATCAATTATTTGAGGAAAGACGCCTTCGACTTCAAAAGCATCTTTTTTATGAACACGAACTCCCCAACGTAGATTTCCGATATAAGCGGAATTAGTTAAAATATATCGGATTCCATTTTCCCTCCAAGGTCCTCCTTTTCTAGTAGTAACGCCATTTTCATTTAGAAAAATAGCTATTTTACGATCGCTATAACCACTGATGTATAGATTAAATATTTTTTTTACGATTGTTGCTTCTTCTACATCAATTTCAATTTCTTTCGTTTCTGGGAAATATCTATATCCATACGGAGGGTCGGAACCATGCCATTGTCCTTGCCGTGCTTTTTCGGTCATTCCGAAGCTAACACGTTCAGAAAGATTTTCGCTTTCCCATTGGGCTAATGCTCCAACAATTGTAATAAATAATCTTCCCATTGCAGTTGTTGTATCGTAAACTTCTGTTGCTGATTTGAATTTGCAGTCATATTTGTCAAATAAATCGAGCAATTTATATAGATCTCTAACAGAACGAGTAAGCCTGTCCAATCTATAAACGAGGACAACATCGATTAGTCCTTTTTCAATATCACTGATCATTCGTCTTAATTCTTTCCGATCCGTGTCTCTTGCACTTTTCCCATCATCAACATAATAATCAAAAATTTCCCATCCTTGAGATTTTGTATAAGCTGTTAATCGCTCACGTTGAGCTGATATGGAGAATCCTTCTTTAGCTTGTTCTTCTGTGGAAACTCGAATATATAATGCAGTTTTCATATTATTCGCATCCTTTATTAAACTTTTTATATAAAGCAATGAAAGGAAATTTGTTCTTTCAGTTGTTCATAGAATCGAAACCCTTCAATATTTCTTAAATATTGATCTAATCTTTTTTGTGCAAACTCAATTTCTACATTAAATGTTTCAGCAACAACTTGTATAGCTTCACCTTTCCAGCTAGGTAATGTTATTTTTTCAAGCATAAAGGTAGGTACACAAAAATGGTACATGAAATTGTTCGCTTTAAGTTCTTGGTACAAAATAAAATCGATAGGCATTTGAAATTGGTAGCCTTCGTGAAAGAGGACATGGCAAAGCTCATGTCCGAAATCTTGCCATTGCTGTTGTATGGATTGTTTATTGTTTATGAAAATTCGATATTTTCCGCGTATAAAACTCGCTTCACTTGTTTCATCCCAAAATCTCAAATGAATATTTAGCTTTTGTGCGATCTGATGCATATCTATTTCATGTGGATGTATGATGGATAAAGAAGTATAAAGATGAAAAATGAAATCTTCCAGTGGTGTATAAATATATCTCATTCTCTCACATCCAAACATATGTTCTTTTTTAGTTTTAAAACAAACCCTATCCATGAAGATAGGGTCATAGAATAATAATTATATTATTGAAGATTTATAATTGCTGTTTCTGTTCCAAAAGCACCGGTTTGGACTTGAAGTTGTAAATCAGAAGCATTGGCGATTTCTGGCGCAACATCGAATACAACTTTACCAGTGATTTCAGAGTCAGGATTTACTTGTTGTGCAAAAAAGCTGTTATCAATATTGCCATCTTCTTTTTGGTTTGCAGACATGCTAGCTTCAGAGTCAGCCTCATATGTTTTGCCGCCACGTTTTAATTTGAAGAAACTAGAATCAACAGTAACGGCCTTGTCTCCATTGTTTTTGAGCGTTACGTCAATGACAACAAATTTCCCACTCGCATTTGTTGGTAAAGCTGAAGGGCCAACTTGATCAGCTGTTGTTTTTGAATTGATTTTATATTGCATATCACCGACTTTAACAAGATCGCCGATTTTGTATTCTTTCGTTTCGGCTTTTTTCTCATCATTGTTAGATGAATGATCCGTAGTAGATGCTGGTTTGCTTGTAGTATCTTTTGATCCGCCACTTTCACCATTAGACGCTACAGCACCAATAATAATGATTGCAATGACCCAAACCCACCATTTTTTATAAAATGGTTTTTTCTGTTTCTCCTTTTCAGCCATAATAAGCTCTCCCTTCATTGTTTTTTATGTATAAGGGTAAAAACCCTAATTACCATAGTAATGCGATTTTGTGCCTATAAAATGGGTGAAAAAAGAAGAAAGAGAAATTTATTCTTCTTCACTTTTAATAATTTCCCATAATTTACGAAGTTTCCTCAATTCCTCTTCATTTGATTTAGGCAGCTCTTTATACCACCTTTTTAATTCAGGATCTTTGATAAATTTTTGGAATTCTTCTTCATCGCTATCATTATGCTTGTAAGCAGGATCGTCTGTGCGGCCAAGCAAATAGTCAGTGGAGACTTCATAAAGATCAGATAGTTTTTTTAATGTTTCGGTATCGGGATCCCTATAGTCTCTTTCATAGTTAGAAAGAACGGTATTTGTTATGCCTATTTTTTCAGCAACATACTTTTGAGACCAATTTCGTTTTTCTCTTTCTTTTTTTAATCTAGATCCGAGACTCATACCAATACCATCCATTCATCATATTCTAAAAATCATAATACCATCAATTCACGCTATGTTAAATTTATTCCACTAAAAGTTAAATTTTCTGTTGACAATCAACATAACGTGAATATATAATAAAGACACAAGGTTCACGGTACGTGGAATTATAAAGGTGGTGAACAAATGGAATTATACGAAAAAATCAGATTGCTAAGACTATCTAAAGGAGTTTCCCAAATTCATATCGCCCGTGAGTTGGGCATAACAGCATCAGGATACAACATGAAAGAACTTGGAAAGAGACCTATTAATACAAAAGAGTTGGAATTAATAGCAAAAGAACTAAATGTTTCTCCTTCAATTTTTTTTGATGATAAATTCCACGTAAAGTTGAATAAATCAAAAGAAGTCAGCTAAACTTCGGACACCGGAAAACTAACAGTTTTCCTTCCACAGCCGCATAGAGCGCCGAAGAGCGGGAGCGAGCCACGATCCTTTTTTCAGGGGAGCCGCGCCAGAATACATGTGATGGTCACTGCGACGACTCGACGCTGTATGCGGTTGGTGGAGGGAAGGCGAGTACACCAGAAGGAGGTGCACGGAATGAAACAACTAATGCAACAACCAATCAAACAAGAAGAGGTAGATGGGTGCAAGTTCATCTATAAAACGAGTAAAGAACACACTTTGAAACTTTGGATAAGTTTCTTGTCTAAAGTTAGAACCTCGAACCCTAAAAACCCAACTAAGGAGGCTTCTTGATGAACCAATTGCAAACCTTTAAAAACGAACTATTTGAGGTATCTGCAAAAATTGAGAATGGTCAAATTTTATTTGACGCTGAACAAGTTGCTATTTGTTTAGGGATTACAACCGAAGTAGGCGGAAAAACCTACGTTAGATGGAAACGTGTAAATAGTTACTTACCTAAAGATTTGCCACAAGTGGCAAAAGGAGATTTAATCCCAGAACCACTTGTTTATAAATTAGCTTTTAAGGCATCAAATGAACTTGCTGAAAAATTTCAAGATTGGCTCGCAATTGAAGTTATCCCGTCCATCCGAAAACATGGCGCATACATGACACCAGAAACGCTCGAAAAAACAATCAGTGATCCTGACTTCCTGATCGGACTACTTACCAATCTCAAAGAAGAAAAAGCAAAACGAGTTAAGGCCGAGCAGGAACGAAATCAATTGATCGAACAGCAAAAAGCTGACCTACCGTATACAAGCTTTGGAAAAGTCGTTTCCAATTCAACCGGCGCAATTAGCATTGGAGCCTTTGCCAAAATGTTGTATGACAAACACGGTATCAACATCGGACGTAATAAATTGTTTGAGTGGCTGCGATCACATGGTTATCTTATCTCCGGCGGTCGGGAGCACAACAATCCGAAACAAATTTACCTGGAACAAGGATTGTTTGAAGTGAAGTCGACCATTGTAAGCCGTACGGAAGGTGACGTCGAGAAGCTCACGACCTTAATTACCGGGAAAGGCCAAATCAAAATTGCCGAACTCCTAATAAAAGAATTTGAGGCGGTGATTTGATGCGCCGTAACACATTAACTGTACGGGAAGCAGCCACTTATCTAGGCGTTCATCCGGACACCATATATACCATGGTGCGAGAAAATCAGATTCCCTATTTCCGGGTACGAAAGCGAATTTTTTTCTCGATGGAAGCCATTGAAAAATGGATCCGTGACCAAGAAAGCAGCGTTTCATCCTTTTAATTCATCGTACTATAGTCAATTGTCAATTTAATATTCAGAATCTGGACATTGGGGGAGAAATAATGAAGAAATCAGCAAATGTGAGCAATTCTATGGCTATTCTTCAACAACAAGAAGGGCTAACACAGAAACAGATCGCTAGTGATTTATATGAATCTTATGAATTAGTAAACAAACAAACGAAAGGCACGCGAACCATGAGTCAAGATGTCGCCCGACGGGCTATTCAAACCTATCAAAATTTCGAGTTTGAATCAAGTATCCTACATGAGTTTTCAGGCGAGATCACCAGCCCAGTAATGGATGGTCAATACATTGAGCGGCACCGAATGGTGTTGGAAGAAATCGCAGAAGCAGAGATAAAGGATGCACTCCGTATCATCGACGAAGTTTCCTTGGTCAAGCCTCCGAACGTATGCTCAAATGACGAACGGGAGGATGTTCGACGGATGATGCATGAGCTCATCGAGGCTCGGGTAACGATCGACAACCTGCTCATGATATTGGAACGAGATTATGGTTTTACTGTAATGGAAGAAACAAAGAAAGTACTTAGAAAACTACGAAGTGA